TATGCATTTTGGTTTGTTTCGATTTGATCGAATAATCCAATAACGCTATCTGGATCTCTAAGAGCAGTTTCTAAAATGCCCGGAGTTCTGAGAGACTCTGGCGGATAACCAGTTGTGTTTAAAGTAGCTTTGTACTCATATGGGGAAAAATCACCTTTAGAGTCAACACCTTTAACTCCCTGATTTGTATATGCATTATATGCATCTGAATCAGTTAGTTGTTCACCAATTGTTTTAAAGCCTTTTGGCTCTTCAACAAGTGGAACAGGCATTGAGTTCACAGGTTGGTTTTCTATTTCGAGAGCTTTTGCGTTAGCACTTTTTGTTTCTTCGATTTTGAGATCTTCGACCATATTTGCTAGATCAGTATTAGCTTTCGCAATACTTTCTTTTTGATCAGCAGTATATTTGCCGTTTTCATCTGCACCCTCGAAGATGCTTTTTAGTTCTTCACGCGATTTTACGATCTGTTCTTTCAGTTCGTTAACTTTACTCACTATTTATCTCCTACGATAATTATTACTTATACTTCAAGATCTACAGTCTCGGCTATAAGCCTTTGACCTTCAATCCATTCAGCGTCAAAATCTTCGTCAGTTGATTCGCTGTTATCCTCTGGTTCTTCGGATACTTCAGAAACAGGAGTTTCTTCAGTCTCTTCTTCCTCAGAATCGATGTCAGAGACATCTTCGTCATATTCGTTGACTACACCGTTATTCTCATCAACGTCTACATCGCCAGTTGGTTGCTCTTCTACTTCTGACTCTGAAACTTCTTCATCACCGAACTCATCGACAAATGAGTCTAATTCTGCCCAAGCATCGCTAAGATCGTCCTGAACCGCGCGAAGAGCTTCAGTAGCTTTTACGCCTAATTTTCTACCGTCTTTTTCACGGAGGGACGAAATTGCTTTCGCCCTTGTAATAAGGTTTTCTAATGCAGCAAGCACATCTTTGACCTCTTCGGAAAAAGTCTTATTGACCTTTTCTGAAACTTCTAATTCTTTTTGTTCTTCAGCATCTTCTGCTGGAGCTTCCTCTACTGGAGCTTCTTCAACTACTTCTTCTTCAGAAACTTCTTCAACAGGTTCCTCTTCAGGATCTGGTTGATTCATACTTTCTGTAGTCATTACAGCTTTTACATCAGCTATATCTTCTAGTAACTCTGTATTAGACTTAATAGCCATTGTGTATGTTTCTTGATTAGCCCCGACAAGTACTGGTGAAACTTCATAAACTGTTAAACCTTTTAAGTATCTAACATTCTCTTCTTCATCACTACCGTCTTTTGAAATTTTTCCATATTCAGAATCATCAACCTTAAAACCAAAAGACCATTGTTGTAAATCACCCATTGCTTTTACTAAGTTATATGCTTCTCTTCCAGATTCTGTGTCCATAAAGAACTGACCTTTAAATGTCGCTTTATGATCATCTTGTTCTATTTGACCTTTACCAATTGGCATATCCCATTTATGAGCCCATACCATAGGAACATCACCTGATTTAAAACCTGATTTGATTGAACCTGACTTTACAATATCGCCATCTGAATCTATTTTATCAAAGACAGAAAAAACCGCAGCGACTTCACCTTTTTCGTCATTCTTTATTTCTAAGTCGATTGACTTGATATCAAAATTTTCTGACACTTAAACTCCTATATATATTAAATTGCCAATATCATATATAAGTTTATCAGTAGAACCTATTTCTTAACGACTACTTTTAATAGATTTATTTAGTGATGTCAGATATGATTCTTAGGCTAGATATAGGTTGAGTTACTCTTCTATCTGTTTTTTTGTGTGAACCGTCTTCTAATATTGCCCAGACTTGCATAGTGGCTTCTTTATCTCCGTTATTAACGGACACTACAACACCGTGAACTGTTGAAGGTGGCTGTGGACTTTTATCTATACTCCAAGATACAGATTGACCAACTCTTACTGATTCAGCTTTAAGAGCAGATTCAATTGTAGCTGTTAGTATTGCATCTGAACTTTTACTTGATTTTGCAGGATGACCTGATGGTAGTAAGTCAGTATCATAAGGTTTTCTTTTAAACTTTCCAGTTCTTAACGCTCTCAAAAACCCGTTAACTCTGGCTAACGCCCACTGGTCAGCAGAACTTACATTACCTCTAACTGAACCCGGATTTGTTCTATAAGCTCCAACACCTCTGTTAAAGACTGTAGCTAAAGTTCCTGTAGTTGTTTTAAACTTGGGATTACCTTCATTATGTTTTGTAACCTTATCTTTTAAAATTTTTCTAATTCTTGCAGATACAGCTTTAGATGCCATTTCATCAGCTAGATCATCAGCTTTTTTTCTACGTTCTCTAACAAGTTTTTTTCTTTCGTTGATAACAGCTTTCATAGCTGGAACACCTATGTTAAGAACTCCACCCCATTTGATAGCAGCAATAACACCATTTAATCTTTTATCGTTTTGATGCCTACCCATATAACGTTCTCTTCTTCTTACCCAGTTAAGAACAGATTCACTTCTATCTCCTGATTGATATGCAGACCATCTCCTAAAAGCATCATTGCCTGTGAATGAAGTTGGAGGATTACCGCCATTGCCAGCCATTCTCCAGATTTCTCCCCAGTTCTCTTTTAGATCTTTTGCGTAACCGTATGGAAATTGTTTATATTTTGAATTTGAAATTCTTACTGCTTGATTCATACCCGGACTTGGAAAGTTAGTATCGTCTTTTGCTTTGACAATTAATTTATTGTAATCTTCTTCACTTGAACAAGGCATATAAAATTTACCAGCAGGTCCTCTGTCTACTTCGTGATAACCATCGCATCCTAATTCTTTCGCTCTAGCTATAGCTTCTTCAGGAGTAGTGAAAGTATTTCTCATAAAAGCTGCTGGAGCTTTTTCTTCTGGACTGTGCAAATCATCACCTCTCTCGTACATTGCTTCTGCTTCTTCTAATGATACTTTAAGTTCTTCAACCATTTTTTCTATATAAGATTTTTTTGTACCTTCATAAGATTCGTGAGAAGCACAAGGCATATAATAAGTTATACCTTCTATTTCGTGTGGATGAGAACCTTCACAACCTATTTGTTTTGCTCTCTCTTCAGCAGCTTCTCTACTTACAAACATATCCATACCTCTTGTAGGTGTTACAGATATAGCTTGTCTTGTGGATTCAGGGTTAGCGTCTCCTGTGTCCATAACATCTTTCTTTTCTAATTCTTCTTGACTAACAAATGTTTGATCAATTGTTGCAGCAGGTATTTCTAATGGATCATCTTCCCCTACTGGTATCGTTTGATCTTCTGCATCTTCTTGAGCAGGTTTACCTGTTGCTTCTACTTGTTGCATATTAAGTGGTCTTAAATAAACATTATGAGAATCATCAGCAGCTAAACCAACTGCATTTCTAGCTTCACCAATTGTTGCCCAACCACCTGAAACAGCAGTGTTCATTCTTTTATAAAGTTCATCTTGGTCTTGAGATAATGCTCTTACGCTTTCAACTTCATATTTGCAATAAATATTATCATTATCATCAAATTCAGGTAGTAGCTGATAAGTTAATTCTTCTGCAACTGTTCTCCATAGAGGAACAAGTTTTTGTTCAGTAAAATATTCTCTTAATTCTCTAGTATTACTATAAGTAGCTGAACTAAGACCAGCACCTAAACCAGCAAGTACAGCAGGAACTCCCATAACAGCTGAAACTCTTTCTTCTGGTAGTCTTCTAAGTTCTATCAAGTTCATATCTTGAGGGCTGAAAGAAACAACATCTATATTCATTGAACCAGTAAGAACCATTGGCATACCTCTATTAGCTCCACCAAATTTTGATTTATACATTTCAGATATAGCTTCTGCTTCTTCTCTTGTTGGTCCACCCATAGCATCAGATGAAGGAGAAAGTATAACTCCGGGTATTGCCATATTGTGTAACAAAGCAGTTGAGTATTGACCTGCTGCTTCATCTCCTAATATTTCTCGTAAAACTGTTTTTATTGGTGCGTAACCTCTTCTATGATCATTTGGGTCTACACCTGTTCTAATATGAATTATATCTTTAGGGTCAATGTCAACTGTGTCTGTAGTTGGTGTGTACTCATACCTTGTAATCAATCTTTCTGTATCACCTTTTGGTTTAACAAAAGCAGGCATAAGAGGAACTAGTTGTACAACTTGTCCTTTACTATTTCTATTCTTAAAAAGATAAGCATCTCCCTCCACACTTATGGAAGAAACTAAATAGTGTGAAAGTATTGCACCAGACATAAAAGGATTTGGTCTTTTAAATAGTTTTGATACAGGATGTTTAGCAAGTACAATATCTTGACCTACTTCATCTTCTTTCATAACATTTAGTTTTGGTTCAGCAAAAGCTGTAGCCAAAACAGAAAGACAAGCGGCAACTGCGGAGTTACCAGAACCGTTGCCAATATCTTCTAATTTGTCAGAAGGAAAGTATCCTGATTGTGTGTTATATCCGTATACAGATCTATCTAGCGCTGATGCTAGTGATTGATTAAAATTTAATCTTTTTAACTCGCTTCGTCCTGATGGAGTTAATCGTTTCGTAAATCTTTGAAACGCATTTAATTCGTTAGCCATTTATCTCCTAAACTAATAAGCAGTCCATTGTCTACGCTCGTTCAAGTTCAGGACACCATATCCGAGTGCGTCTACCATATCATCGTGTGCTCCGACAGGAAAGGTGAATAACTCTCTTTCCATATCATCAAGCCATTGAGCGTCTAATTTGAAATAGACATCTCCAGATTCCATTCTAGCACTAAGTGTCAAAGCTCGCGCAACTTTATCCTTATCTGGTCTGACTTCTTTTACACGCATTCCTTGACGTTTTGCCATCTGTATTAAAGAAAGTTGAAAACCCTGTCTCTCCATAGTTACCCATCCAGCTTTATGTTTATCAATCATTCTTTTAATTGCAGTCAAAATATCCGGTCCTTCAAATCTTTGCCTTAAGCAATCTAACACAATCATCTTGTTGTCAGGTGTCAAAGCACAAGCTACAATTGCAGTATAGTCTGCATCTTCTTCAACTGAAGTAGCTATATCAGTTGCTAAAAATATAGTACAATCTTTTTTAAAATATGTTTCTCCATCTAGTAAAAAATCACCATTGTCGGTATAAGACCAATATTTCATCCATTCAGGTTTAATCATACCTTGACCAGCCTCAACAAATTCAGCCATATATTCTTGAGCAAACACAATAGAACCTACTTCTGTTTTAGCTTGATCAACTTCATCAGGGTCTATTCTTGGATTATCGTAAGTTGAAAATCTAAACCTTTCCCAGTTATCTGCAGTACCAGCAGTTTCCCATAAGTTATAAAACCAGTTATTCATACCCATAGGTGTACTAATAAATAATGCTGAACCTTTTCTTTCAGTAAGTGTAGGTCTAAGAACTTCTTGCCAAACTTCTGGCTTAATAAAGGCAGCTTCATCCATAACAATAAAATCTAAACCTTCACCTCTTAGACGTTGAGGATTGTCAGCTGACCTAACAGCGATTTGACCACCATTAGCTAAAGTAAATTCCATATTAACAATAGATATATTGGGTTCTATTTCTTTAGGAAAGGATTGTGCTGTAGCTTGAATATCTCTCCAACCTACTCTGGCAATAGCAAAAGTAGGAGCAATCCACCAAGCTCTACCTCCTCTTAATGCAACTTCCATACACATTTGTACACCAAGTCTAGTTTTTCCAAATCGCCTACCAGCACAAAGTATTTTCCAACGAGCATCAGAATTAAATACTTTTTGTTGTGATGCGTGTAAGGGAGGTAGTTTAGGAATGTATAGTTTTGATTCATTTACCATATGGCTATCCTGTTAAGGGACAGCCATTGATGGGAGGAAGTCGGAGTGGAAGACCGACTAATGTATGTTACCATATCAAACCTGTTCTTACTGTATCTTTTAATTCTAATACTCTCCTCTCCTCTACTCTCATCTCTTCTTATCTCCTCTCCTCTCCTCTCCTCTAGATGCGTTAGTGATGCGTTAGTAACGCGTTACCATTTATACTTTACTTTCTTGGCTTCGTTGTATTGTTGAAAAGATTTAGGGCTTAAATCACTAGGATCTCCGTCCCATTCTACATCTACAGGTGTTTCAAACATAACATTTTTAGAAACTTGTCTTTTTGTAGGACTTTCACAAAGTATACACTTAATGACTGGATCTTCAGTTATCTTATGAGTTATCTCGAACATTTGTTCGCATTTACTATTTAGGCATTTATAATCATATCTAGGCAAGTTTTACTCCTGTGTATGTCTCTAATAATTTTACTCTATCTATATGGTTTGATTTGTAATCTTCCCAAAACTCATTTTCACATAACGCATATATACCAAAGTGTATATCACTAGGATTGTCAGCTTGTGCTAAACAGTTTTCTATTGTATGAAAAAACTCTTGATCGTGTATTACTGGAATACCAATATAAATGCTACTCATCAGTAAACAAAGAATAAAAATAGTTTAAGTATTGATTTCTTTTCTCTTTAGGTATCCAACACATAATCATTGCTGCTGCGTGTTCTAAATTCCTTTTTATTTTTTTATCTGCAGCTTTCTCCGGCAATTTCTCCTCCTTCACAACAAGCTATTGCTTTCTGTCTATAAACAATACAATCTTTATTATAGCAGTATAACCCAGCGTGGATTTCTATTAAGAGAATTTGACAGACAGGACAGTTCAATTATATTTTACAGGCATTTACATTTGTGTCATTATTGCAGACAATGTACCTACAACTACAACCCATCCTGCTAGTTCTTGTCTTGAAATTTTTGCATTAACTTTTTCGTGAAGTGAGTCAATTCGCTTGTTTATCTTTTCCTGTCCATCTAGAATCATTACTAACATTTCTTTTTGTGTAAATCCGTTACTTTTATTATCTGTCATAATTTCTTTCCTTTAAAAGCTTCGTTTATTTCTTCTAATGTAAGTTTACCATCATCTAAGAAACCTCTAGCTAAAGATTCAGTTACCTTGGCGACACCCAAAGCACCGGCTAATAGCACAGAACTTAGGGTGTCAATACCGATTATGCTACCCGCTCCAATTATTGCTAAACCATTAGCAACGAATACTGCAATCATTCTTGCAAAGATCATTCTTATTTTTTCAGTGGTAGTTAAACCGTTAGGCATTGTTTATTTGCCTCCGCAGCAACCGCTTCCGCAGCATTCCATATTTACTCCTAGTCTCTTAATCTGATAGTAATTAACCAAATAACTGTAGACACTACTATCGCTATACCTACAATATCTTGTGCGGTTCCTGTTAATGTGAACCAAGCTATAAAGAAACCAAGCAAAGTAAATACTTGTGCTATAGATTCTTTCATAACATCTATAATCCATTTCAAAATTTCTTTGAAACTTAATTTTTTAAACTGTCTCCAAGACCACTTGAGAGAAACCCAAAATCCTTTTATAGATATTTTTATAAAATGATATGGCAAACCTAGCAGGTCGTAACCCCAGTTAAATAATTTTTTAATCATTTAAAATCTCCTAGTAACAAGTGCACCCGCTTGTGCTATTATTTGTGACGCAAGAATTACAGGCACTACGACCTCCTGCGCCTTTTCTTTTTGGTCACTAGTCATATCATACCCTATGTTGCTAATTCTTATTTCTGAAAAATCTACATCAACTAAAGAACTTACAGGATTTTCTAAAAAGTTTTCTACTTGAACCTCTGTAACAACGTCAGCTAGCGTATAATTCTCAACATTTTTATTTTCTATAGCTCTGTCTACATATTCATTAACAGCTTCAGCTACAGCAGGTTCTTTCTCTGCTTGCTTTGCAACTATCTCAACATCTTCAGCAGCAGTTTTCTCATCTTTGAAACCTAATACTTTACCAACTTCTTTCTTTTCCTCAGTAGTTAATTG